AAAAATGGGTCTTGAAATCCGTTGTTTTCCAAGTAGCAATATATTGGAACCGCTCCGCCTACATACTTGTACAGCACAAAAAAGTAATCTAAAAATTCATAGTTTGTACCTTTGAAAATAAACCCTTTGAAAACATAGAGAACGTCGCCAATACCGCCAACCAACCAAACAGCTTTACGTGACCCCTTTTTATTTTGTGCAGTACCTTTTTTCTCACTCTGCGTTGGGTCGCCATAAATAACAAGAAATTGAAACCTTTTAAACGGTGGCATTTTACCATATTTAACAGTCTTAAACGTGGAGCCCTCCTTGATAGGATTATTATAATACTCTGTTTGTATGGCTTTCATACTAATTTTTGAGAGTACCCGAGTTATTCGTTCCTCGGTGTTCTTTTCTGGCCACGTTGAACAACCTTTGTCGTCTCGTATATTTACGATGTCGTGATGGTCGGCCATTTTGCCCGCCCGCACAATACAACAATCTTTTGCAATAATATTACCGCAAAAAATCACAAGAGTAGGTTCTGAAATTGAACGAGTCGGATAAAGAGCTTTTTCGAACCACTCCCAGTTTTGGTCTATAATCTCAGGGTTACGACACACCTCGTCCGTGTCGAAATCGTCCACAAGTAGAATGTCCGGGCGTGTCTCCTCGGCTCTACTACCTCGGGGACTTTGCCCCGAACCTAAAGCCCTAAATGACACACCAAGCTGAGTTATAAACTCGTCAGCCCTCCAGTCTCCTAATGATTGTTGTACTCCGTAATATGCTTTAATACGTCCGTTTGCCTCTAGGTTGGCTTTGTACGGGGCAAGCAGACGAATAGCGGCCTTTTGGTCTGAACTCGCCAGTATTACGTTTTTCTTTTTCTTTGTTAAAACCAGATACATAACCGTAAACATTACGACGGTACTCTTTGCGAGTTCTCGGCTCCAGCTCAACACCTCATACCATTCCGGATTGTTTATAATACGTTTGATAGCTTTTTTATGAAAAGGAGCAAACGGGAATTTTGCGTACTTCGGAAAAAAGAACATGATCCATTCCTCCGGGTTTTTCTCCAACTGTAAGCGATGTTTATCTATCTCGGAGGGCGTTTTGTATTCATCTACGATCGTGGAGCGTTCAATGTCTTGTAATAGTTCCGCCCACTTCTTTAAGGCTTCTTTATCCTCTTGTTTCATTATAGCTTACTTTTTAAAAAACTATCATATAATCGTGCTATCTCTTTTGCTTTTTGTGCGTCTCCGTCCCGGACAAAAACAATGAATTGTCGCCCCGCCGTGATAAGGTCTTTTATGCCGATATCTCTCTCTAACTTTTCGATAGCGTTTGAAAGTTGAGATAGAATGACCGCCTCTGGGGTGGTTGCGTGTCTCGTTCCTTTGGGTCGTGTGGAAATCAACAAATTCATGTCGGCAATTTGATACATAAGATTAGTAATTTGCGTTTCGTGAGTCATAGTTATGCCTACTTTCAACTCCTCCCATTTACCCTCCTTTGCCCACTTGTTAATAGTTTGCCTACTTACGCCCACTTCGGAGGCTATCTCCTCTTGCGTTAAGTCCTCTTTTAGATACAAAACGCTTGCTATTTTCTTTTTTTGCTTTGATGTTAAATCACTCATAGTTATCCATATTTATAGAACAAAATTGCTCTTTTATAAGGTATTACACAAATCGAAAAAGCATGATACAAGTTTAAAATGGTATGATGCAACTTTAAACTTGTATCATGCTTTTTCGATTTGCACGACAGATTAAATAACTGCAATTTTGTTGAAAATAACGACGAATGAAAAGATTTTTTAATATGATACCGGGAGAAAATGAGTGTTGTATTTTACTACATGGCGAAATAGGTTACTACGACTCTCTCCGCTCTGGAGACATTACCCGGGAGTTGATGGAGGCGGAGGCGATCTACGACAAAATAGACGTACGAATTAATAGTTTAGGCGGAGACGTTTACGCTGGAATAGCAATATTTAACGCCTTGAAAAATAGTAAGGCCGATATTAATATTTATATCGACGGCGTGGCGGCGTCCATTGCCTCTGTTATTGCTCTATGCGGTAAACCCGTCTATATGAGTAAATACGCCCGTCTTATGATACACGGCGTTAGTGGTGGGTGTTATGGTACTAAAGAAGAGATAAGGGCGACATTAAACGAAATTGAAGCAATGGAGGCTAACCTCTGCGAGATGTATGCTAAAAAAACACAGCTCACTCCAGAGGAAATAAAAACGAAATACTTTGACGGCTCCGATCACTGGCTTAATGCCGACGAGGCTCTTAAATTGGGCTTTATAAATGGCATTTACGACGCCGACCCTATTTCAGAGGACAGCACCCCGGAGCAAGTTTATAAACTCTTTCAAAACAAATTTACTCAATCACTAAAAAAAGAAAATAATATGGATTTTGAACAACTGAAAAAAAGAAAGTCGTTTGCGAATTGTGCGACGGACGTCCAAGTACTCGAGCAAATCGACAAGCTGGAGACAGAGGCCGGAAAAGTTCCCGACCTCGAGAAAGAAAACGGCGTTTTAAAAACGACCGTTGAGGGCTACAAAACAAAGGAGGTGGCGGCAGCCGACAAAGCTATTGATGCCGACCTAAACAAGGCAGTAAAAGAGGGACGAATTAACGAAAAACAAAAAGGGACGTTCAAGGCTCTTTATGTTGCCGACCCTATTAATACGGCGGCAGCTATTCAAGCTCTACCAACTAAACGTCGAGCACTGGATAATTTACATACTGGCGACGACGGCGACGGAGTGGAAAAACTCGGAGCGTGGGATGCAAAACAGCAAGAAATTGAAAACAATTTAAACAGAAAATAACAATGGATATAAATATTAAAAATACCAATTACAGTGGCGAGGTACTGGAGCAAATCCTAACGCTCGCTGCAACAGGTAACGAACTCGTGGAGCGTGGACTTGTTCATATTGAGCCGGGAGTGCATGGCAAAATAAGCGTGCCCCGTCTTACCGCTACCAAGATGTTGCGCAAGCACGTTGAGCAACCAAAAGAGGGAGACAGTAAAGGAGGGTTTGTATATACTGAAAAAGAGCTGGAACCAAAAGATTTTATGGTTTATACGGAATTTAATCCTCGCAAATTAGAGAAAATTTGGAGAAAATGGCAGCCAAAGGGTAATCTAGTGTTTACCGAACTACCAGCAGATATACAAAATCTATTTCTCATTGAGCTACTAAAACAGGTTAAACTTGAATTAGGCGACCACTATATCAATGGTAAGCACGGAGCGAGCGACGAAGAACTGTTTAATGGTCTTGTTTTCCGTATGAAAGAGGATGCCGACACGATTAAAGCGGGTAGTTCTGCCGTCTCTATGGTAGGCAAATTATACGCTCTACGTTCTCAAATTCCTACCACGTTAAGGACAAACCCGAACTTACGTATTCTTATGAGTGTTCGAGATTTTGACCGTTACGACCACGAATTAACGGCACAAGCTACCAAGGGAGTAAATCACACAGATGTAAGCCCAAGCCAGTTTAAAGGTATCAAAATTGAGGCTTTGGTAAAGTGGCCGTCTGACTATATCGTTTCAACTCTTTGCTCTACGGGTACAGATAGTAATTTGTATGTAGCAGTAAATTTACAAGACGATGCCGATGTGGTTCAGATTGACAAAGTAACCAATGCCGGCGAAAAGTATTTTTTCAAGTTGCTAATGAAAGCCGACACAAATATAGCTTTCGGCCAAGAATGTATTATTCTTGAAAAAGTAGCTCCAAAAATTTCGGCAGACATTATGGCGTTAGTGTTCCCGTTGGCTGGAGGCGACCAAAAGGTAGTTATTACGACCTCCGAGGAGTATGTCGTTCAGTCGGTTCCAGAGGGCTACACGGCGACGGAGTACGAGGACGGTTTGCTTATTTCGGCAGACGATAATATCGGAGGTCTGGCAGCAATAGACGACGAAATCGTAATCGCTTTAAAAGAGCATACGTCTCGCAAGTTGCGTATTTCAGTAACTCAACCAAACGAATAGTATTATGGAATATTTTTCAATAACAGAACTTTGCAAGAGTGAAGATGCTATCAAATTTAGTATAGAGAACAATCCCACGCCCCAAGCGTGCGACAATCTCATTACTCTAATCGATGCAGTTCTCGACCCAGCCCGTGTGGCGTTGGGTCGAGTAATCCGCCCAAACAGTGGTTATCGTTGCCCTGAACTTAATCGTGTCGTGCGTGGGGCTAAATATTCACAGCACGTCACAGGAGAGGCCGCCGATGTTGAGTTAGGAGGTAGAACCGCCGCCGAGAATGAGGAGCTTTATAATTGGATTCGTGATAATTGCGAATACGATCAGCTTATAAATGAGTACAATTTTGCGTGGGTACACGTATCGTATCGTAAAGGTAAAAACAGAAAACAACAACTTAAACTAGGCTAATATTATGAAGAGTATTTTTAAATCCGCCAGCGATATGGTAAAAAATGTTACTGGTTCAGTTAATAAATTCAACACCAAAGAGCAAGTGTCAAATAGACACGAAACGGATATGTTGGCAGACAATAAATTGTCTAAAAACGCCCGTCCAATAGCTTTGTTTTGGGTGTTGGCTTTGCTTACTCTGGGGATTGTTTTGTCGTGTTATAAAGTTGTTATTCCCGAGACGTTTCAAGAGACTATTTTTTGGGCGGTATCTATTGCTTTGCCATTTTATTTTGGTGGTAGGTCACTAGAAAAGTTTAAAAAAGCCAACGTGAAAGTAGAACGGAAAAAACAGAAAAACAGAAAAAAAAGTAAAAAAAAATAAACCAATTTAAGCAATGGAAAAGACTATGATTTTAGAGGTTCTCAAGTGGCTTACTCCGATAGGTGGTTTAATTATCAGTTCCATTGCTACATGGTTTATAAATCGGGCAGGGCGTGAATTAAAACTTATTCGAGACAGCCACGATGCCTACAAAACAATGTATGAAGATGTAAAAGAGACTTTAAATGAAGAGATTGAAGAGAAGAGGGCACTACGAAAGGCTCTGGCAAAATTTGAAAGGGCTTTATCAAAGGTTTTTGGTTGTCGTCATTATCCTAATTGTCCCGTTAGCCTCGAGTTTCGCAACGGTCAAACAGGCGACCCAAAACCAAAGCCGAGAGGTAAAGGGCGGAGCCGTAACAAGGGCGACACGAGTAGCGATGCCGGTAATAGTGGAGGTAGTCCTCCAGACGGAGAGCCCCCGTAAACCGATAACGGTGCGACTTACATAAAAAACAACTAAACAAAATATTTAATTAATAAAATCATAAAAAGATGGAAAAGAACGAACAAGATTTAATGTATGGACTTGATGAACTAAGGTTCAGAGGTCTATCACTGGGATATTTAGCCGAAGATTCTTTCGACTGGGGAGGAACTAAGGGAGAGTCAACCCCGATTAGGGCAGCCCAAAAGAAAGGTTTCCCCATTTTTATTATTCCTAAGAGCAACGCCACAATAGCCCCTACATTTGAGTTAATCCAATATAACTATGTAAATCTAAAAGAGATTTTAGGAGGTGAGCTATTGACAGATGCCGACGGCAAAGTAATTGGCTGGTGTGCCCCGAGCGAATTGGTAAATATTTCCGGGCCGTTTCAAATCGACACAGATTCGGTTCACCGTATAAACATACCAAATGCGATGCTTTCGGCTCACATGACGGGAGGTCTTACCCTTACCGACGTTTCAAAATTAAAGTGTGAGTTGGGAATTATGGAGCCAACGGACGGGTCTAAACCTTACGAAATTATAGATCGTCCGCTAACACCTCCACCAGCAGACGAAACGGGAGCGTAAGGGTATGAATAGCGTCGAATTGGAGACAAGCGAGGCACTACTTGATATTGGTGTGTCTTTGCCCTTTAAA